TGTGAAATTCTTTTACACGAGAAAAACAATAAATATGTTAGCGAGTCGAGCGGAATACAATATACATTAGAGAGCCCAAGAGTTAATTATTGTATGAAATGTTTCGAAAGCAATATAACATTGATTGAAAAACTCGAGAGAGAGAAAAATAAATGAGAAGAAAATAGTAAAGATACCACACAAAAATTTAAAAATTAATTTTTATATGTTATAATCAATATATGAGTTTTTTAAATCTAATTAAAACGGGTAAATGGTCTACAATCCGAAAAGCGAAAAAATCTGAAAAGACCACTAAGCAAAATATTATGCCTATCTCTTCATTAATGCAAGAGCTCGGTGTTCGTACAACTTCAACTATCGGGTCATACAAAACAGAAGAGTCACCTGACAAAATCTCTATTGACCAATACATTGCAATGCAAGACAATGACGGTACAGTGCGAGCTATCACCAGACTGTTTTCAATGCCGATACAAAGCACACCAATAAAAGTTATTGCTGCGAAGGGGGATAAAGGAGAGAGACAGTTTATTGAAGATATTTTTTTAGGACCAACTTATAACGGAGGTATGAGTACACCATTACCATTTGTTATAGCAGATATGACTCGAGCAATATTCGAGGGTTTCAGAGCATATGAAAAAGTACCACAAGTGATTAAGGACGGCCCACACAAAGGAAAAATTGGCTGGAAGAAGTTAGCACCTCGTGATGCAGACACTCTTCAGATTAGAAGTGATGAACACGGTGGTTTCAATGGTGTTTATCAACAAGCACATTTTCAAGGCAGATATGTTGAAGTAATTATTCCTGCGGAAAAATGTATTTTATTTACATTTCAAAAAGAAAGACATTCTCTTTATGGAGAGAGTTTATTAAAGACAGCATTCTATCACTACGATAAGAAACACAAACTTTATTATCTTGCACACAAAAAAGCAGAAATAGATGCTGTTGGATTAAAAATATTAAAAATATCAAAGCCTACTAGCAACTCAGAAGTGAATGCAGCAGAAGATGTGGTTGACACACTCGGGATTAATTCTAGAATAACTTTACCTGCAGGATTTGAACTCGAAATTAACAGAGCATCTGCAGGATATGACGTTCTTCCATTAATTGAACACCATGACACACAGATGGTGTTGTCTACTTTGTCACAAGCAATAACGATGGGGACTGGACAGAAATACGCTTATACCTATGGTGCAGGATTTGGAATGCAGGGTGCATTTGTTGTTCAAGCATTAGCAAGTGTTATGAAGAACATGGAAGACACGTTGAATGAATGGGCAATAGCACAGTTGATTGACTGGAATTTTGGAACAGGTTGCTACCCGAAAATAAAATTGATGCCACTCGGTGATGAAACACAAGCATATTTACTTTCACTATTCGAAGCTCTATTGAAGAAAGACCCTGAAAGAATTCCTCAAGAATTTATTGATAGATTAACACGTGATGCTGCTGAGAAGTTAGGATTTGATTTGGAAGGTGAGACTGATGCAGTAAAAGCAGCAAACAAAGCATTTGAGAATGGAAAGAAAACAGCAGCAGACCAGAACAAAGTGCCAGCACCTGCAACAGACAACAACACAAAGAAAGAAATCAAAGCAACTGCAGAAATACTGAAGAGAGAGCCTAACTTTTTAGAACATTACGAAGCACTTGGTCGAGACTACGTAATTTCTAAATGCAATGGAGCTACAATGAAATAAAAAGATTTATTATTGAGATTATTGGAATGTTGATAGTTTATTATCTTATTTAAGAAATGATATGACACAAGCAAAGTCAATAGAGACAAAAGATTATCTAAAGGTCGATGAGATAACTAAAAATACAGTGTCGAAACTTAGGTTAGATTTTTTATATCGAACCCACATGAATTTACATAATTCTGTAGAAAATGATATAATAAATTCTAATCTTGAAAATGCTCACTGCATTATTGCAGATGAACTTCTATCACGTGGGTTGTTACATCATTCATGGGATAGATTAGATTCAATTTACAAGAATTAATTATTAATGTTATAATAAAAATATGAGAGATTTTGCATTTGCATTCGAACCAGAAATAGTTAAAGCAAAAACTTCTGAGAAGAAGGGGGATTTAGTTATTTGGGCATATGCGTCTACTTACGATGTAGACTCAGATGATTGTCAAATTACTAAGGAAGCTCTTGAAGGAGCAAAAAACGATTTACTTACTTATAGTACAGTATTATTTAATCACGATATGGACAGACCAATTGGTCATGTTACTGAAACAAAGATTGATGACAAGGGATTACTTGTTAAAATACTTATTTCACAAACAGAAAAGACATTGATGGATAAAATAATTGATGGTACTTTGACTAAGTTATCAATACGTGGTAGAGCGTACGATTTTAAAGAAACTACGCCAAATGAAGATGGTCGATCGATATTACAAATAACTAAAATTAAGTTGTTTGAAGTTTCTATAGTCTCTATTCCCGCTAATAGTGCAGCGAAAACAGTTAGTTCAGCTATCACTAAACAAATAGCATTGTCAAAAATGAGTGATGAAGACCCAACAAAAAGTCTTTTAGCTGATTTACAAATACTTGCTGGAAAATCGAGTGGGGAAACAAAAGAAATTTTGGATAGAGTATTAGAGTTCTTCAAAACAACAAACATAGACATGAAAAAACAAAAAGAAAAGGAACAAGGCGTAGAGTATGCTTTTTCCGACAAAAGTGAAACAAGACCATTGTTTCAAATAACACTTTCAGATAATGAAAGTAATATTGAACTTGGTGAAAATAATAGATTTCGAAAACAAATTCTTAAAACGGGAAGTTGGTATCATTGGGGTGCTGACAAAGGAGTACTAAACATTACAATGAAAAAGATTGATGAATTGATTAGTAACTTTAAGAAATCAATTGTTGATTCAGTACCTGTGCCATTGACACACTCATCAGACCCTTCAGTAAACACTGGACAAGTTGTTGAGTTAATTAAAACTGAAGATGGTTTAGATGCTGTTATTGAAATTAAAGATGAATCAATTGCTGAAAAGATTAAGAAAGGATTAATAACTGCTATTTCAGCTAGTTTTGACCCTAATTATTTGATAAAGAAAACAAAGAAATTCGCAGGACCAGTTCTTTTGCATGCTGCATTAGTTTCAGAACCATACATCAAAGGAATGACTAAATTTATTGCATTAAGTGATGAGTTTGATGGTCGTGATGTAATTTCGCTTGAAGATTCTGAACAAGACATTGAAGTACAGCTAACAGCAGTGCTTGATTTATTAAAGAATATTCAATTAGTACTTGCCAAACAAAAAGAAGATGCTGCAGATGATGATGAAAAGAAAGAAGATGAAGAAGATGAAACAGAAAAGAAAGAAAATGAAGAAGAAAAGACAGAAGAGGGAGATACAGAAAAAGGCAAAATCAAAAAAGACGATAAAATTATTGATAAAAAGTCTTCGACGGAGGAGAATTCAGAAGAAGCAGATGCAGCTAAAGCTGCAGAAGTGACTAAGGAAGAAGAGTCCGACGAAGCTGCTACAGATAAAAAAGTTGATTTATCTGAAGTAGAAAAGACATACGATAGCTATCTTAATGCTGGTAAAATAGTTCCAGCACAAAAAGATTCGTTTATCGCATTGTGTAAAAGTATAAGAGTTATTCAATTAACTGATGATTCGGTCGATGTCAGTAAATTATTGGATACTTTTATGCAGTCTCAACCAAAAATTGTTAACTTTTCTGAAGAGGGTACAACTGAAGATGATACAAAAAAAGTAGTTGCTGATGATTCCGTTACGGAAATGCCAGCAGATGTAAAAGAGTTTTACATGGAAAAAATGAATCTCTCAGAAGACCAAGCTAAGGAAGCTTTCAAGGCAGCGCAAGCTGACCATGGTGATACATCACAAGTATCAACTATATTTAATTAATAACCTAAATGTTCATAAATAATAATAATGACTGCATTAACTGGAAGTTATGAAGTTGAACGACAAGACGGTGACATCATTGATGTACCTGTTCTAGCTAACGCTACCATCTACAAAGGTGCTCTAGTTGTTGACAAAGGAACAGGATTTGCATCAGCTGGTGACGATGGTGCTAGTTATGTATTCTTAGGTGTAGCTGTTGAATCAGCAACAGGAGGTAGTGCCGATGGTACTCATTCTGTACGAGTTAACAAGACAGGTGTATACAAATACACAATGTCTGGTGGAGCTTCCCAAACAAACTTGGGCACACGAGTATATATTACTGACGACCAAACCGTTGCGTCTTCTACGACAAACTCAGTTGCTTGTGGATACGTTGTTAAATATTTAGATGCAACATACGTTAAAATCAGAATTGATAGAGACGTAGTATAATAAATTATGTTAGTAAAAACAGACATACCTAAATTACTTTTGGCCGGAATGAAGACAGAATTTATGGCTTCTTTCGAAATGGCTGAAAAAGAGTATCTAAACATCGCAACTGTCATCAAGTCAACTAAAAGTACTGAAACTTACCCTTGGTTAGGGTCAGTTCCAAAGATGCATGAATGGGTAGATGAACGAATACCACAAGGATTGCTAGAGCACAATTTTACAGTGCCTAACAGAGACTTTGAGGCTTCAATTGCCGTAGATAGAAATGCATTAGACGACGAACAATACGGACAAATTGAACTTCGTGTAAAAGACTTGTCAACAGAAGCAGCACGTTTCTTTGATGAATTAGTATACACATTAATTCCTGAGGGAATTAATACGACAGGGTCAACTGGCTCTCTATACGCTGGGTTAAGTGTTAGCTGTTACGACAGCAAAGCATATTTTGCAACAAACCACAGTGAGGGTAATTCCGGTACTCATTCAAACAGGGGTTCGTCAGCATTATCAACGTCAGCAATCCAAGCTGCTATTACAGCAATGAGGAAGTTCAAAACTGACCAAGGTAAACCTGCACACAAACGACCTGACACTCTTGTTGTTCCTCCAGATTTAGAGTGGACAGCTAGAAAAATCATTAATTCACCTGCAGATCCGTCTGAAGGTACAACAACTTCATTTGACGCAATTAACACAATTAAGGGCGCATTGAAAATTGTAATTAACGATTATCTAACTGACACAAATAACTGGTATCTATTTGACACACGAGGTAATGTAAAACCAATTATCCTTCAAATGAGAAAGACTCCTACGTTCAGTGATTTAACTGACAATACAGAATCTTCATTCATGAGAAAGAAATTGTACTTTGGTGTTGACTGGAGAGGAGCTGCTGCATTCGGTGACTGGAGAAATGGATACGCATCGATAGTTGGATAGTTCTTAGTAATTTCGAAGTGAATCTACAGCTTTGTAAATCAATGTAGATACGTAGTAATCCTTGAGTCTTGCTCGAATAATATTCTCTTTCCGAGATTATTTGAGCAAGTGGAAAGAGTTTAAGGATTGATTAACAATAAAGTGTAACTCTAATATTATGGATAAAAAAATAGTTGTAGCAATTGGTATCCCTACAGGTGGTTTAGTACATTATAGATTTGCTGCAGATTTAATGGCATTACAATTAGCAACAGACACTGTAGTTTTTTGGCAAACTCGGACAATGATAGATACTGCTAGAAATACTTTAGTTGAAAAAACATTACAGAACAAAGCGATTACACATTTACTGATGATAGATGATGATATGACGTTTGATTCAGACATGTTAATTAAAATGTTAAAACATAATGTTGACATTATCGGTGCTCTTGCATTCAAACGTACAGATGATTTTAGACCTTGTGTGTATGCACTAAAAGAAGGAACTGACGACCATTTTTCAATTCTTCCAACAACTTTTCAAGAGGT